TTTCCTGATACTGGCGACTCAAAAGTTTTTTCTGTTGACATAAATACAGAATCACTTTCTTGACAGTAAAAAATATTTTCTGTTACAACTTCTGTGGCAATGCCTTTGTATACCATTTGACCATTTACTTTTTCAATTGAAAAAATGTTACATAGCTCGTTTGCTGGTGAATCAACAATTGAAAGTTCTACTAGATCATAATCTTTTATAAATCGGACTGACTGTCCTGTGGCCTTGTTAACTTCATTATCTGACTCTTTAATTTTTCCGCCGATTGAGAAACCAGAAAGAGTGCCATCAAGAACTTTTTCCCAAGTATCTTGTGCACCCTTTGAAATGTATGATGTTACGTAAACGCCATTGTAAAATGTTTGAGACTTTTGGTCATAGTATGTTTCTGGTTTAAATGAGACAACTTTACCAACTGCAATTGACTGATGCATTTCACGTAGATTTCCTCTAAAGCTTTCAAAGGCTTTTACGCTTGCTTCTGCAGTGACAACATCTCCTGTCTGGTCAACATTGTCTAATGTTGCAAAACCAGATACAGTTCTATTTTCTCGGTTGACCTTAGTAAATGGGATCGACAAATGTAGGTTGTCGCCATTACTTGACCAGTGGCCTTTTTCAATGTTCATATGCTTAATTTTAATGGTTTATCGACTATAACGCAAATAGCAGTTGATTAAACTTATTTGACTTTTGGCCCATCGCCTTTAGGGTTCCTGGCTTCTCCGCTTTTATCAGGGGCATTTGCAGATCTTTGCTGGTCTCGCTTTTTATTCCCATTTGATTTTGCCTTTTGGTCAGCTACCTGTTGTGGCTTTAAATCTACCATTTCATCTCCTCCGTCAACGGTTGTCATATTTTTTCTAATACGGACTTCGTTTGGAGTTATTACCTGCATTCTTAAATAAATCTCATCAATGCGGCTTTGGGTTTCTTCGTCTGTTAGGCTAAGCTCATTAAATTTTAATTGTACAACATCTGTTTTTTCTGCAATTAGGTAATTTAATTTCTTTTCAAGTCTGTCTTGTGATGGTCGACAAACCTGCTCTTTAAATGTTTTATCTGCATCTCGGGCAGCTGCAAGGTTAATTCCTTCTGGTATACCAATTTTGCTAATTGGAACACGGTGAGCCAAAAGAATTTCATCTCTATTAGATTTACGATAGATATTAAATGAGGACTCTTGTTCTCCTGCTTCAATTGGCTCCATCTTAAATTCAGTTTTTGAATCTGGGGTGTCTGCTGGAAGTGGGATATATAGGGATCTATGATTTTTACCCTTTAGTCCAACCTGGAAAAATTCAAGTAATTTTCTTTCTGACTCTGGGGAAAGCTTTGCTCCCTTTACTGTAATAATATATCTTGGGACCGCCTTATTTTCAAAGTAGTCTAAGTTGTATCTTCCAGCAAATTCATTTCCCGCCAGCGCTTGTTGTGCTGCAATAATATCTGGGACTCCATAGTAGTTATTCATTGGAGTGTATTTCTTTAAATGTATAATTTCATTTGGTCTATCTTCTTGTGCAGCAATTGGGCTTGGTGTTTCAAGATCTCCAAAATTACGGAAGTAGACTGCCTTGCCATAAAGCAATTGAATAAACCCATCACGAAATCTGCGTACACGCATTGTTTTAGCTGGTATGTGGCCTATATAGCCTACATCTCCTGCTGTTGTGCGCCCTACCTCTATGTATCCGTTTCCAGTCGCCTCAAGGTCTGTGTAGGCCTTTATAAGGGTCTCTGTGAATGACTCCTCTTCATTGCAGTCATCTAGCCATCTGTCTAGCTGTGTTTTAATTCTATCAATTTTTGCACGTGCTCTGTCTGCCTGCTTTTGATCAGTTATGGCATCCATTGCATCTTTAGCTTTTGATGTCTCTGTAAACATGTATCCCAGACCAACAATATTTGAAACCTTTGCATTAATTGCTGCGTAGTTATATGTTGAAACCTCATAAATTTTTGAAAGGTATTCTAGGTTGTATGTGGGCTCTACAAGATCAAATAATGCATATCCGCTAATTGCTTGCTGCAAAAGATTTTGTTGTGTGCCTGCCCCATCTTTTCCAACAAATGCTTTTGAAAAATCACGATTAATTTTACGTTTAAAATTTGTCCCTAATCCCCTAAGCTTTTTAATTTCTTCTAAGCCTATTTTAAATGGGTCTTCGGAATCCTCTGCCTTTTGAAAATGGAACCAATCAGATGTATTTGAAATATCAATTGCATTAGATGAGTCTTCATCTTCTAAAAATTCTATATTGCGTGTCATTGGACTGCCCCGTTTCTTAGCATTGAATCTTTATAAACTCCTATATCCAAAGGATCTGGAGTTAGTCCCCATTTGAGTCTTTCGTTTTGATGTTCAAATTCTTCGTCGTCAATTTTTCTACGGCCAGATAGAAACTTGGGTTGGCCGACCTCAATACCGAATGAGCGAACTTCTCTAGCCAAAGCATCGATTTTGGATCTATTTCCTTTGATTGACGTAATCGAAATAAAGTTACCATCATCGTCTCCAATCCATCGGCCATCAGGCATTTCCCACACGTAAATTCCCAGGGTTGTTTCTTCAACAGTCTTAGTTTTTTTGTTTAAGATTTCCATAGACCACAATCATACCATTATCTGGTGTCAAAGTCCAGATTCTGTGCACACTATTACAGGATTTATAGGCTTACGGACAATGGCTCTACAGAAGTTAATGTAAAGGATGTCAAGTCGTTACCAGTAGACCCCTCAGATATAGTCATTGAGGTGTCATTTATTGAATTTGATATATTCCCTGTATATAACAAATAATGTTGAAGTATTTGGCTTGCAATTAAATTGTCTTCGTATACTGCTAAATTGTTATACATGTTTCCAAGACCAGACTTTGAGTCTGTCTGATTTTGATTAAACTTTAGATTTGTTGCCGCTGAAGTAAAATTAATAACAACATGGTGTGGAAAACCAACTGACATGAAGTCAGATACATTTGTTGCAGATGTCCGATTTATACCATTTACGTATATTGAAGAAACTGCTGTTTTTGAAATAACTCCATTGGCAGCCCATTCATAAATCTTTGATGATCCAGAAACCAGGACATTCTGTCCACTTGCTGGCGTGAATATAAGCTCTACCGCTTTAATTGCTGGGGCATTGTTTAATGAGAATCCATGTCCATCATACATCTTTAATCCATTATTCTTATTGTAAGACAAGATACGGCTATTAGTCTTTGGTAATGAATAGTCAAAACTTGAAGATAAATAATACCCTGAATTGTCACTATAAAAATCTTTTGAGCTATAAAATAATATCTCTAAACTTTTTAATATAGGCTGATATTTACTTGTGTCATCGGAGTCAATTGTTACTCTTATATAAAGTAAGTCTGATACTTGGTTTTCATTCTTATTAAAGTATGGTAATGGGTTTCCATTTTGGCATTCCCGCCATGTTGTTCCGTTTAAACTTGCCTCTACAGTTATTCCATCAACATCATTTGACCAATATATTTGGCTTGTAGTTATGTTTAAATAATTAGGCACAATAAAAGAATCTGTAAATGAAAATGTAGCCGTCAAAGACTCTGTTGTTTTTGGGAAATAGATATAAGAATTATCGCCAGATATGGATATGCCGTCTCCAACGACAGAACTCCAAGATCTAGATTCAGGATAAGAAAACTTAAACTTTGGTTTAATGGGCTGTGCGTTCATGCTAAACATGTATCCATTATCAACATTAACTATTTGTGAAGAATTAATTTCTTTAATACCTTGAATGTAATGATTGCTTATTTGATTGTCCGATAAATTAAATTTATAAAATCCCACCGAATCAATTACAAATTTACCATCTGCTGGGCCTGTCTTGAAATCAATTGTGGTATTTGAAAATTGGTATTGGTCTATTGATGCTGAGTCTACGAGTGAGCCATTAATATACAGAGATATTGATTTACTTTGAAATAATGCTACAATATATATTGCTTCTGTGTCTGACGCCGTGTATTCAATTTCATTGTTGCCGACTCTAAATATAATGTTTCCGTTTTCATAAAATATACCCATATTAATATCTGTGTCGCCAACTATAGTAATATTGCTTTGAGTCTCTGGCAAAGAACACCAGGCTTCTATTGTAAAAGAATTGTCTTTATAGTATTTTGTAGCCATTCCTTGAGGAGTGTAATGTATAGATGTACTAGAAAGAACTTGTGTGCCTCTTATGCCTCCAGAAATTAGTGGCATTAATTCTTTAGAAGAAGATTCAATTGCATAACCATCATTAATGTTTCCAGAATAATCGTATACAGGCAATCCGCTGAGACCCGCGTATGTAAGGCCGCTGTCCTTTAATTGTTGGTATGTTGCAAATGTTGAAGTTATTCCCGAGTATGCCCCAGTTGTTCCAGATCTAACTTCATCTAGTAAATAAAAAGAATTTGGGCTATCATTTAAAACTATATTTTTGTAGGACATTTTGAGCCTACTGTTCTTCTAGTGATTTTACTCTTGCTGTGAGTTCTTGCACCGCTTTGATTAAAGGAGAAATAAACTCTTCATATCTTAGTGCTTGCTCTGAGTCTGGGTTATCTTTATCTATTAAAACCCATCCTCCAAAATCTTCAACGTTAGCTTCATCTAAGACTTGTTTTACTTCTTGTGCAATTAAGCCATAATGTTTTCTTGTTCCTGGCTTTGCAGTTATAATAAGATTATTATTTGAATCTTTTTCAACTAAATTTTCTCCTACCTTAAATCTATAGCTTACTGGATTTAAAGAATTTATAAAATTTAAACCAAGGTCTGTTGAGCTTATGTCTTTTTTAGAATTAACGTCAGACGTACTTATTGCTGCGGTATTAGAATAAATTGTTTTCCACCTATGATTCTCAAATACTGTGGTGCCATTTGTAATTGCACCAATTGATTTATAATTATCTACTACTGGGTACCAATCGGAGGCAACTCCGTATGATGTTCCAGACGGGCTTGCCAAACTTACCGTAGAAGTTATGCTAGAAAGACTTGCATCGGTTCCAGCTGGGCCTTGCGGTCCAGTTGATCCAGTAGCTCCTGCTGCTCCGTCTGCACCTTTAGGAATTGCAAAATTTAATACAACTGCGCTAGCGGTGCCAGAATTAGTTACTGTTGCGTTTGTTCCAGCATTTCCAGTTGTCGTGCTACCAACTGTTATTGTTGCTGCGGCATCGCCCTTAGATCCAGTTGATCCTGTTGGACCAGCGGCCCCAGTATCTCCTTTAGGTATTACAAAGTTAATTGTTTGTGATGGTGATGTGCCAGTTATTGTTACAACTGGTGCCGTGCCAGAATTGCCAGAAGAAACTGAACCTACTGTTAAAACATTTGAGGGTCCATTTCCACCAATTACACCATCTATTCCTCTTGGAATTGTAAAATTAAAAATTGCACTTGAGGAGGTTCCTGCATTTGTGACGGCTGCTGGGGTTGTGGATGGCACTGTGGTAACAGTACCAATTGCTATAGTGCCAGAGGATCCCTGTGGTCCAGTTGGTCCTGGGTGTGCGTCAAGGTATGCGTCAACATCTGCGGCAAGGTAGCCAAGGTCTCTAGGAACATCTGGTGTGTCTGAATAAACTGGGTACCTAAACCCTTTTCCTGTTGTGCTCATTTTTTAATTATACCATTCTACTTTTTATATACAGAAATATGAGAGGTGTATCTTTCTCCAGATATAACGTCTTTAACCTGATGCAGGTACGGCTCTTGGCTTGGAAAAATTACTAGGCTTCCCTCTGCTGGTTTTAAAGATATGTTGTGATTTGGAAAATCTATTGTTCCACCTTCATACTCATCGTTAAGGTAGACTATCATTGAAAAAGCAAGGTCTGTATCTCCGTCGTAGCCATCACAATGTGGACCCATTCCTGGACCAACCCATTGCCTTATTGGGATTTGGCTCATTCTTAAATCGTACAAATTTGGGTCTAATTGCTGACTTTTTAAATAAGTGTCGAGACACATTCTAAATGCCATTTCAAAGCTATTTTTAATGTAAAGCATTTTTTTGCCAAGAGCAGTATCTTTGTTTTCTTTTGTAATATTTGTTGGCATAATATTTTTATTTTTTCCATAGACAAAATCTTTATTATTACTTGCGGTCCAAGAAGACCATTGGCTTATAGCAGAGTAGCTTTCTGGAATTAGATCAACTTCATTAATAAAATTAATTAACTCTTTGGGATAGCTAACAACATTTTTAAAATAGAAAATTTCTCTGTCTAACGGATTTACCTGAAACATATGATACATGTCTCCTGGATCAAATGTTTTTGTCTCTGGATTCATTACTCGTCGCCAACTTCTGCGGCAGTTACTGGCTGTCCGTATGGAGTTAGCCTTAGACCTTTTTCTCTAACACCTTTCCATTCTACTGCCTGCTCTGCTTGCATTGCTCTAACTCCCGCTAATTCTTCTGCCCAGGCATCTCTTGTTTCTTGAGGATAATCGCTTTCTTCTCTATCATCCCAAAAAGAACCAATTGTATACCTTGGACCATTAAGTACTGGTGTTA